GTCGACAGCATCCGCCACATCATAAGACCTGAACGCATCCTGCTTAGCCTGTGACGCATTAGCCTGCACCACCTTGAGATCATACGCTAGATCATCAAGAAACGACAACAGTTTATCCTTGTCCATTGCGTTATACCTCTCTCGCATAGGGTTTGATTTCTACTACGTCGACGACAAGAAAAGCAGGGTAGTCCATCTGCACAGTATCCCATGCGTCGTCGCGGTCTAGTGCTTTCCGTTCAAGATCAAACTCGCCACCATCATCATCACTGAGGATCACATGAAATTTCCGCATAGCCTTTCCCTCTCTATCAATCCAACCGCATTCCAGCATAGGCGCTAAACCCTTGTTCCCTAAGGTATTTAGCCGCAGCACTTGCCCCTTGATGTAGAGCATCAACGTTCTGAACGTGAAGGCCCGAAGGGTTCCACCATTGAAACTCTTTGCCTGTCCAGTCTAGCTCAAAGCCCATAGCCCTAAGCACCTTGCGTTCTTCCTTGCCCGCCTTAGTGTTGCCTTTATTGGCGGGGCGTATGTTGACCCATGCAAAGCCACATGCCCCGCTATCTTGGCCACCATACCACTTGTCTAGCCAATCCTTCCCCGCCTTATGGGCCAGTGCCTGAGCTTCCTTGCGTATCGCGTTATAGTCCATAGTCTTTCCCTTTCCCTTAGCTAATGCCGTGAATACGACGCCATGCCACCCACGTGATAGCCTGCATCTGGTATGCCTTGCAGCCCCAAGTATGTGCCGCCACACGATAGGCATCCTGCAATTCTGCGCGGGCTTTCTTGCCAATGCTAGGCACTTCTTGCATGACCCTGCGATCAGCGTAAGCAATGCCCCAAGCATGTCCATCAATCACGCAATTGTCATGCCCCATGATGCACCAGAAGAAATCTGTTATCTTAGGGCCGTTCAGTATTGTGGCCACTTGCTGACAGTCCAGAGGCACAGCCTCAAGGATAGCCCAAGCCTTTTCCCACATTTTCTTGTATGTGCTGGCCTTCACGTCAGTATAGTATCCGCCATTCACAAACGTCTCGCAGAATAGCCTTGCGTCCTTGACGTTCTGCCCCCATAGGTTGGTTGGCGACAAAGCTGAGATGACACCTACCACCACATGCAAGGGCAATTCGCAATCGTCAGCGATAGCCTGTGCATCAGCCTGTGCCTCGGCATACCATGACATGCCGTGATGTATTTCCTCTGGTGTTGCCAGCGCATAGACTGACAGGATGTTGTCGACAAAAGACATAGCATGTCCCCTTGTGTTTAGGTTTTCTTACGCTAGGCACCTACGTTAGCAGATGCCCAGACTAAGACAACCTTTCTTTATGCCGTCCGCACCTGATAGGCCAGCACTTCACGCATAGGCCCACGGGGCAGAAAGTCGACGTACCGGGTAAAGTAAGGCTCATCATCGCAGGACATAACCTCAAAGCGAATATACCCTTGCTTGACCGTCTCATCAAACATTGCATCTATATCCGCCACCTCATCATCGGTAAGGCCCGACGCATCGCCATTGATGAGAAAGCTTGCCCATGATGCGGGAAGTGTAAACTGTTCAATCTGCATAGTGTTTCCCCTTATTCCTGAGTTACGACAAGGCCAACAAAGCCCGCCATGATTGCGACTAGTAGCATAGCCGTTAGCATCCCATGCCCCTCAGATAAACAATTCGTCAGGGTGACGCACAAGATACTTGCCAGTGCTTCCCACCATTGCCCGGAATACTTCCGCCCCCTTAGGTGTCTTGACGTACACCCCGGTATCTGACCACGTTACCTGTGCCTTAGGTAGCTTTTCCAGTGCAGCCACCATAGCTTTGACGTTCCGCTTGTCTGTGATGTAGCTTGCCATATCAGATTGCCCCTACTTTTACCTGCAAGGCGGCGGCATCCTTGGCGAACAAGGTAAGCTCATACTTGTTCCCGTTGACATCCATCACAATAAGGGTGCGAACCTTCGTCCTTGACCCTAGCTCTTCGGTGGCCTCAATCTCAACAGATACCACGTCGTGAATGTTCATACGCATTGTGTCGTTCCTTGTGCTATGGCACGCCGTCCTGAACCTAGGCCCCTATCGGGTTATGCTGTATTCAGAGTTTGTTGTCCCTCTTGGCGTTCCGTTGTTGTTTCGCTTTCGATGAGTTAAATTTCTGACATACCGACGGGAAAGTAAACAAAAAAGAATCGTTCAAAAACAATAGGTTATACGATTATTTACATTCACATTCTTGAATACGACACAATGTTCCTGATTCGTTCACGTCAGACTGATTCGTTCCTGATTCGTTCTTGTGTCTGAACGTTCGGGATCGTCGGGAATAGGAACACGCGCACGCATCACACACGCGCACATACGCGCACGCGCACGGACCGGGCGGGATGCAAACATTCGAATGTGTGAATGTGTTACCTTGGCTGGCACATGTGCAAACATGCGGATATGTGAATGTGTATCGTTCAGGTCTGTTCATACATGCACATATGTGAATCTTTGAATGTAATCAGATACATGCGGGAAGTTGAATGTGTTGCATGGGTATTTGACCTGCAAGGCAATAGGACAGCATTGCTTACCTATGTGATACAAATGCAACACCTACTGGGCTGTGATACTTTGGCAACACAGGACAGTCCGCAAGCGGACCCATGCGTGACACGAATGCAACACGAGGGGGTGTCCCTGCCGGGACCGGGGGTTACGGGGGCCATGCCATATTCATGAAATGCACCATAAGATTTTCTCATAAAAATTCCTGAACCCACAGGGTATCCCTACGCTCTACGTAAGTTCTATGACGACAACAAATGAGGAAACCCCTACGGAGTGAACCATAGGGGTGCATGAGTAGTGCTTAGGTATTGGATATCTTACAGACGCTGTACTTACGTACTGCCAAGGAATCTGCATCAGTCTGACCTAAGGCCAACCTGTGGCAGAATCTGTAGCTTCTCCTTAAGTATAACGTAGGAGTGAACCTTGAGGAGAAGAGTACTATAGTTATATACTAGGGTCCGCCAAAGGACAGTTTTATTATACACAGGTTTTTCACTTCTGTCAAGCCCTATCTTTGTCGTATACAGATCATCTGTGTCGTAATCAGAACATAGAGGCTAGGGGGTTGACAAACGTATTTCTACTGTGGTATAATTGCCACAAGTGATTCGTTCTTACGTAAACAAAGAGGAATAACCACGTTGCTCTTCACAGAGACCCAGCTACGTACGTCACAAGGTAAGCTACGCACCAAGTCTCTCTTCTGGGAGCTTTCGTACTTCGAACCTGAGCACGTTATCTTCACCCTCAAGGAAGCTGACATTGTGCGTGAGGGTAAGACGTACACCTCCTTGCGTAAGCTGTATTTGTCGTACTGTGTCACAGACCCTACGGAGTACACCTTCGCTTGGGCTGTCTTCGGTTCGTGGGAGACTTGGCTTCAACTGTCCAATAGCAACTACATCAAGAAAGACGTAGAGGCGTGGCGTAAGGAAGTCGAGGTTAAGATTAAGTCTGAGGCTATTCGTTCTATCGCAGATGAGATGCGTACGGGTGGCCGTTCTTCGTTTGGTGCTGCTAAGCTTCTCTTGGAGCGTGGGTGGCTTGACGACAAGAGTGCTTCTAAGGCTAAAGAGAAACTGAAGGCCAAGGAAGAAGAAGAAATGAATCAGCAAGCTCTGTCGCTACTCTCTGAGGATGCGGAGCGTCTAGGGATCAAGGTTCAATAACGTCATGGCTAAGAAACCATCCATCAACAACGTTACGTCAGGCTTTAACTCCACCACGGAGATCAACCAGAACTTCCAAGCTCTGCGTGATGCCTTTGACAATACTGTGTCGTTGGACGGTAGTCTGCCTAACGCTATGAACGCTGACTTCGACATGAACGGCTACGACATCCTGAATGCTGGTGGCCTGACTATTGGTGGTGTCGACGTATTCACGTTGGTTAATAAAACGACAATCAGTCCTCAACCCCCTTCTGGTGGTGTTAACGGGGATATCTGGTTCAAAGTCACAACTGCATAAGGCTGGATCATATGGCTGCTCTATCTGACTACTCGGAGAAGCTCCTACTGGATTGGTTAATGACCACTGGTAGTGCTACTCGTCCTACTGCTTGGTACGTCGCCCTGTATACCGCTGCCCCTTCTGACTCGGGTGGTGGCACTGAGGTGTCGGGTAATGGCTATTCGCGTCAGACTGTGGCGTTTGCTGCAGCATCGACCCCCGGTGGTACCACTTCTAACTCAGGTGCTGTGACCTTTACGGCTGCTGGCGGTAGCTGGGGTACCATTACTCACATTGGTATCTTCGATGCGCTGACCACGGGCAACCTGCTGTGGCACGGTGCTATGACGGCTTCTAAGACTATTGCTGACGGCGACACTCTGGAATTTGCAATCGGTAACATTGACCTTACCATCGCCTAATCCATAGGAGGTTAGGATGGAAGGCTATCGTGTAACAGAGGGTGGTGACCTTCGTATCCTTGAAGATGGGGATTCTAGGGTCACCGAAAGGTTCTATGATGGCTTTGCAGACCTAACGGCTCAAGGCTCACTGTCTGTTGTCAGTAACGCTACGATACTAGCTTCAGTCAGTTTGTCGTCAACGGGTAGCACCCTCCTTGTAGGCGAAGCTATTCTCTTTGGTCGTAGTGCTCTTAACGGCCAAGGTACTGCTAGTGTAGATGGTGACCTAGTAGCCTCAGGAGCGCACGTAGGGACCGCTACAGGCACACTCTCCTCTTCAGGAGTAAGGATTCAGCCCGGTGCGACTAGCCTCTCTGGTGCGTCTTCTATCGCTTCTGTTGCAGGGTTCAAGTTTGCAGGTTCGTCGGATATCCAAGCTGAGGGTATCTTCTCTGCGACACCTAAGCTGGTAGCGTATGGACTATTCGACCAAGAAGATGAAAACGTAATCAGACTGCTTGAGAATGGTGACGTAAGGATTACTGAGGAAGGTGATACTCGTATCGTTTCTGGGTACCAACCTAACACGGCGTACGGGTCCATAATCTCTCAACCTTCTGTCGTTCTCTTCGTCAGTGAACCGTACGCTAAGTATCAGTCCTCTTGGCTCCGTGCTGTACCGTACGTCAAATACGAGAATGATTGGGTCGTTCCTGAGAAGGCTTATAAGTATCTCACTGGAAGATGGAAAAGGATTTACTAACTCATGGCTAACGTAAAGATCAGCCAACTACCAGCCGCCGCTTCTGCCTCTGGTACGCAGGAGTTCGAGGTCAATGATAGCCTTACCTCTAAGAAGGTCACAGGCACTCAGATCAAAACGTTCGTTAACGCGGATCGGGTAGAAAAGACTTCTGACACTGGGTCGGCTAAGATTCCTGTCGGCGCTGAGGCACAACGTGATGGCTCACCTGCGGCGGGCTACTTCCGCTTTAACTCTGATGTCGCTAAGTTTGAAGGGTACAACGGTACCTCTTGGGGTTCTGTCGGTGGTGGTGCAACTGGTGGTGGTACGGATGAAGTCTTTATTGAGAACGGTCAGACTGTAACCAGTAATTACACCATCACGACCAACAAGAACGCCCTTAGCGCAGGCCCTATCACTGTAAACTCTGGTGTAACCGTCACCATTCCTACTGGCTCTAATTGGGTGATCCTATGACTGTCACGATCAACGGCACAACTGGCATCGCTGGCACCAACGGCAGTGCTGGCACCCCTGCGGTTCAGGGCGAGGACACGAATACGGGCATCTTCTTCCCGGCTGCGGATACTGTGGCTGTGGCTACGGCTGGGGCTGAGCGCATGAGGATCACCTCTGCGGGTGACGTGGGGATTGGTACTGACAATCCGACCCGCATCTCTACAGGCATTACAACGCTTGAACTGAAGGGCGACAATCCGGCGCAAGCAGATCGCTCTGGCGGTGTTCAATTTAAAAGACAAGACGGCACTGTTGGTATGCAGATGTATCATGGGGATGGTGCTAACACTATTCTTAGCGCGTCAACATATCCCATGCTTTTCTTTGCAAACGGTGCAGAGCGTTTCCGCATCGCATCCGCAGGCCAACTTGGCATCGGCGGGGCAAACTACGGCACGTCTGGCCAAGTGCTGACTTCTGGCGGCTCTGGTGCTGCTCCGACTTGGGGAGGCGTTGGCACTCTTACGGCTGGGTTTACAACCGCCTCTGTTGGGACTTTTGCATTTTGCAATAACCAGTCCGGCGCAACAATAAACGAAAGTGCAACGGTTGCTGGCTCAAGCCTCAGACTTTCGGACAGTCGAGATGTCTCAGGGTCAGCACTCGCAGGCACTTGGCGCAACATGGGCAAGTCAATTGTCACGGGTGGTCCTGCAACTCTCTTCTTGAGGATTTCGTGATGAAATACAGAAACGCAAAGCGCCTCGCAAATGGCTGGATCGACTGCGAGATTGAGCATGAGACCTTCGGGTGGATACCGTTCACCTGCGACCCCAACGATACCGGGGCCGTGTTCGACACGGATGCACTCCACGCCACAATGGACGCAGACCCGGCTACGGCTGATTATGTAGAACCTCCTGCTTACGTCCCTACCAAAGCTGAACAAGAAGCTGCTCGACGCACAGCTTACACCCTTGAAGCTGATCCCCTCTTCTTTATGTCGCAGCGCGGCGAAGCAACAACCGCTGAATGGGAAGCCAAGGTTGCCGAGATCAAGGCGCGCTATCCCTACCCGACCGAGGAGGCTAACTAATGTCGCTCATCAAACTCCAAGGCAACGCCTCTGGCACGGGTGCTTTGACCATCGCAGCGCCCAACACCAACACGGACAGGACGCTTACGCTGCCGGATGCTGCTGGTGAAGTGTTCACTCAAGGCAACATTGTTGGCACGGTCTCTCAGTCTGGTGGCGTTCCTACGGGCGAAATTTTTGAGACTGGCAGCAACGCTAACGGCGAATATTACAAATACGCTGATGGGCGGCTTGAGGTTCGTTGTGTGGCTTGCACCTTCTCGGCCCCGACTGTCGGGACATACGCAGGTGGCACGGTAGACAGCTACACCGTATCTATTGTTTACCCACATGTATTCTCGGTAACACCTGAACACTTTGCCTTGTGCCTGTCGGAAGGGAGTAACACCAATCCATCTAATGGTGCGCTGTTTACCAAGAACTACAACGAGACAGGGATCACTCTGCTCAGGGCTGGTCGGGGTGCAACAACTGAGCGGACCCATGAAGGACGTGATGTTCTGGTAACCGCCTTCGGGCGTTGGTTCTAAGGAGACATGAACATGCACATTACCCTCTCCCCCCAGCGCCGCGACGACACGCTTACTGTTAGCAAAGCTGGCGATATTCTGACCATCAACGGTGTAGAATACGATTTCTCTGTCGTTCCTGACGGGGCTACCCTGCCTCTCGGTGCAACGGATTGCCAGTGGCTTGCCTCTGATGTGGAGCGCATCGACGGTGTTCTTCACATGGCGCTAGTTTTGCCACTTTCTGCTAACGCTTCTGGTGCGGCTTGTTTTCCTGCGCCCCTTGTGAACCCGGCTGACGGCCAACTGGAGTTGCCGAAATGATTGACCTGAGCAAACTTAAAACGGCTGAACAAAAATCAGCAGAGGCGGCAGCTACGGCCAAAGAGGCTCGCATTGCTGAACTCAAGCAGTCCTTGCGGGACACCGACTATGTAGCCGTGAGCGACTACGACAAGAGCAAGCCGGAGGTTCTGGCCCAGCGTCAGGCATGGCGTGAAGAAATCCGCACCTTGGAGGCCAACTAATGTCCACACTTCGCACCAACGCCATCCTTGACGCATCTGGCGGCACCACGGCGACCGTGAACGGCATCCCTTTGCGCCCCGGCGTTCTGGACCCTGAAAACCGCATCATCAACGGGGCCTTCGACTTCTGGCAGCGGGGGACGAGTTTTACTTCTTCTGGCTATGGGGCTGATCGGTGGTCTCAGGCTATTGATGGCGGGACGGTTACGCAGTCTCGTCAGGCGTTTGCTCTTGGCGACACCTTTGGCAACAATAACCCCACGTTTTTCTATCGGCAAACGGTCAGCGGGCAGTCAACTTCTGCCCAGTATGCAATCATTTCTCACGCAGTTGAGAGCGTCCGTTCTTATGCTGGCCAGACAATCACCCTTCTGGGTTGGGCGCGTCGGTCATCTGGCTCTGGCAATATGGCTGTGGAGGGTGGCCAAGTTTTTGGCTCCGGAGGCTCCCCATCCTCTACTGTTCTTCTGTCTCCGCAAACTGTGACACTCACCTCGTCGTGGGCTGCGTTTGCTGTCACTATTGCTGTGCCGTCGATCAGCGGCAAGACGCTGGGAACAAACAACAACGACTACTTCCGAGTGTCCTTCTGGACCAGCGCCGGGTCAACATACAACGCCCGCACCAACTCCCTCGGCCTGCAAACCATCGGCGTTGACCTGTGGGGCATCCACATCAAGCAAGGCACCCACACGACCTCTGCCGTGGACCTCTATCGCCAGCCTGAAC